TTTGTACTCAACTCGGTCAATGTTGAATACAATGTCTCAATAAATGCTTTTCGTCAATCTATAAATAATCTTAATCATTTTTTCAATCGTTAATCAGTCATTTGTTAAGTGTATATAACTATAATCCAAAAAAAGATTTAATCAAGACAAAGTGTATATTTTCATCAACCTCGTTGGAGTGACTTTTACTTTACCGTCTCTTGCCGTGATAAATGAACTTCTATACTTTTCCCAGTTTATTTGATATGTACTAGACAATACACCATTGTTCTCTTCTTTGATCAGTTCATTCAATGCGTTGATGCTGTATATGATATTATATTCCTTTTTACGATGTACGGATATGGTATTTGGATAAAACTGGGTTCCCGTCTTTTCGGCGTTATATGTAAGAAACACATCTTCCTTGTTATATCCGCTTTGCAGCACATATATCTTCTTTTCAATTATGTTGTAGTAGCGTGACAGCGACTCTATTTCGTTCATATACGTTTGATATTTGGCAAACGTACAAAGAAGCTGTGCGTTATGGCTTCCCATTTTACACCATACTCTTTTCCGCGAATAGTTTATATTCGTCTCTGTCTACGCTTTTGATTGGTACAACTTCACCGCTTAGTCCAACAACGGCCACAGTATTACCTTCTCTGTCTCTATATTCTCCGTATGGTTCAGACATCCATCCTTTTTTCTGTGCAAACTTTTTGGAGATTAATGCGTATTGTGGAGAAGGTGTTGTTACTACTGGAACATCTATCGAAGGAATGTCTGCCGGTTTTGGTGAATCCGGTACCTGTTCTGGTTTTTCACTCGATGTTGGCTTTTGTACTACCGGTTGCTGTGCTGGCACATCTGCTGCTTGTTTTTCAGGCTGCTGTGCAGGTTTTTTTCCAGAAAGACTGGCGAGTCTTTTTGCGCGGGCAGCTGCATCGGAAGATTGATCCGCAGACGGTACAGATGGCTTTTCTGTGGTTGTTTGTGTTGTTGACTGTTGTTTAACAGGCTGTGCTGTTTGTTGTTGCCGTGTATCTATAGCCGTCGTTGCTTGCTGAGTTTGTCTTTTTTGCTTTCCTTTTTTCTTGTAATAAAGGTTCATTCCACCTTTGCCGTGTGTGGGATCAGAAATAGAATGTGTTCCTTTTTTCAAGGCAGCATCCCTATATTCCTTGGAAGGAAACGTGACGAGCCAGCCGTCTTTATTGAATGCCTGTCTTTCTGGATACTTACCTTCATTTATAAAGTTATTCAAGAACTCACTCACTACCTGTTCATTTTCACAAGCATCATATATTCTTTCTGCTATGACCTGTATATGGTCCACGTTTTTTAAATCTATCACGCCACTTGGTATTCTGGCATCCAGCGATGCTTCAGAGATAATATCAGAAATGAATGTTTCTATACTTTTCATATATCTTGTTTAAGTTACGCCTCGTCAGTTAGCTCGTCTGGTTCTGCTTCGCCAGGTAGTAATAGATGTATTTTTCCAAATCCAACTCCATAAAATCTCAATCTATTTATTGTTTCTGGACCGTATAGGCTTGCTGTATTTTTGGGAGTTTTTTCTACTATCAAAAGATTTTTGTATTGTTTAGCAACAAGTTCGGTTACAACTTCTTGTTGCACTCTTTCTCTAGTCCAGTTTTCCTTGAAGAAAGAAAGTTTCATGACTTTATTTTCTATATACTCGTCGCTATCTTCTTGGGTCTGTGCTACAGGGACAGTCAATACAGAAGGAACTGACCCCTGAGATATTCCAGAAAGCTGAGATGAAAGATCTGGTATTGCTCTGTCTGGAACTTTAAACTCCTTATGTTTTTGTCCTCCGATATCCACATCAACCGTGGCTTTTGGTTTATCTACCTTTGCAGATTTATCTCGTATCTTTTCAGATATTATAAAAAGACCGTCCAATAAAAAGTGAGTTAGTTCACCAACTTTTGGATCTTTAAAAAACTTTCTGATTGCAACTTCCTGCTTGTCTTCTTTTGAGTTTGATATTGCTTTATATGGACTATCTGGGCCACCCTTGTCGGTTAATACTTTTATTAAAAACTCCAATATTTTTTCACTGTCTCCACCCGTTGCCAATAATGCTAGCTCATGAACTGCTATATTAAACGATGTTCTGGTATATCCTTCTAGGGTAGGAGCACTTATTTTTATTCCTTTGCTCTGCGCTTCTTTTACTTCAACGACTTTTTCGGCAAACAATATGTCCGCACCAGCAGATGCTCCACCGGACTTTGCTCCTTTTAACAAAATTACAAATGGCATTTCTCCACGACCTGCGCTGGAAAATTTGGTATCATCCATTTTGTTGATCAGCCCTTGTAGCAGTGAAAATTTTTCTCCCTCGTATATTTTAATCGCTTCTTCTATGCTTTCAATTTTATCAGCAACTTGTTTAAATAAAGTTACTTCAACTTCCGCTGGGTGGTTTTTGAATATAGTCTTGATCCTAGCAACGTTATCGATTGATATGTTTTTTTCAGATTTTAGCATCTTAAAAAACGGATCTTTTTCAGATTTAGCCAAAGCATTGTTGACATTTTTTTTGGTTGCTACTCTATACTTTTTGGGATCGTCATATTTGCGAGGACCATCATATCTTTCTTTGTTTGGATATTGTTTTTGATTTGGATGCCCTACTGAAATAAAATAGTCCAGAACGTTTTTTAATCCTTTTTTATTAACCCTAAAGATATAATCGCGGTCATCTCCAAAAGTTTTTGCTTCATCGTCCTCTTTAGAAACTGCGCCTATTGCGTCTTCTGCCTCGGCTTCATTCATTCCATATTCAAAAAGAATGTTTTCAAGGACACCTATGTTTTCTGGGGTGTCATAGCCACTAGCCAAACCATCGTGCGAATGCATTGCCCATTCATTAACAATATACTCTATAATCTTGCTTTTATCCATAATATATAAATATTGATATATACACCAAAGTTGGTATATTATAAATATTATATAGTTACAGATTTCATATCACCATAGTTCTTACCTACATATACTTTTACAGGAAACTTCTCGCGTTCCATGATCTGCTTAATCTTTTTTATAACATTCATCTTGTCGTCCTTGTGGGCATCAAACAGAATACTATCGTAAGTATACAGTACAGGTAGCGTTTTCTTGCCGTCTAAGTAAGATATCAACTCGCCAAGTGTATCTACAGCCATTTCTGTTTCAAAGGCTTGTAGGATATAATTAAAGAGTTTGTTTGGCGTGGGATCTTGGATATGACAGTGCTTGATCTTGCGACCATACTTGGGAGTTTCTATATAACCATTGCTTTCAAAGAACTTCCAACGATGGTCAATATAGTCCTGCACCTTGCTGAAATATGGTATATGCAGCCACTTTTTGTCTATGCCGCCATATATCTGTGTAAAAGTAAATCCTTTAGCCACAGCAATATCTTCGTCAGTTGCGTGAGGCTTGTTAAAGAAATGCTTGGCCAGATAAGCATATGGATTTTCAGCCGCATCCATCTGAAAGTTTGATAAGTGAGCAATCAGTCTTGGATGAAATGCGTTATAGTCCATCATTACAAGCATACCATCGTTTCCATATCTGCTGACAAAACAATCTCTGCTGCCGTCTGATTTATTTAGCGCAGCATAGTTTACGCCACCAAATCTGTTACTTGGTCTGCCAGTTGATGTAAGCAGATTATATTGCGAATATACAAGATTGTTCTTGATATGTTTGTTTTGTTCCTCACCAAACACATCCGTGAAGTCATCGCTAACACACAACCCGTTTTTTTCTAGCCTAGAAAACAACTCCGTCATAGTGTTGTTCGTGAATACAAATCCCTTCTCATCTACATCAGTCAGCTTGATATGCTTGATGTTTTCCACCTCGTGTTCAAATGACTTTGCGTGCTTATACAATGGAACACAGGTATTCAGATTGGGAAAGTTTCTGAAGTTGTTGTGTACAAAAGCGTGTGCACTGGTTTGCTTTTTTTCGGAGGGCTCGATTCCGCTGTCCAAAAAGCGATATATATTAGCATCAATAAAACCATAGTCGTGTCCAAACAACTGAACTATACTCTTTTTATCCGCAACAATCTTTTTACGACGCTTGGAAGACTTAAGTATTTTCTTAATCTGGTTGAGTGCATCGGGTAAACATACCGCTTCGTTGTGCTTGATTGGCAAACACATATATTCTTCGCTGATAAGAAAGTAAAAGAAAATCAACGATATTTCGTTATTAGATGCGTGCTTTTCACTGTCCAAACAAACTGTACTAATATATACAGACTCGCCGTTGACGGCGATCTTCAGATTATCAAGGTCGTGTTGTGTTTCTATAATGAGCACATCATTATGATGCTCATTATATCCATTTTGTCAATAATCAAAATCCTCGCCAGTACTCAAGGGGATTAGGCAATGTGGACGATAAATCAACATTTTCTTCTTTTTTTACACGATCTATTTCAAACTTATTAGACTCTTCCACGCCATTTTTATCAAGAATACCATTCTTGTATATGTTGCTTCTCGGGCCTGATATTTTCCACTTTATTTGAACTTTTTTATACAAGTTGTCATTCACGTTTGTTGTAATATATGAGACTTCAAATATTACATTTTCATTTACCTTCTTCAAAAAATAACGATCAATATATCCTTGAGTATAATCATTTGCAGTTGGAGCAGGCTTGCTTTTTGAAATACTTGAGGGCGCTCCTAACTCGGAAAATATACCATATGCAGCAGGCAATGTTTCTTTGTATATCATAGTACTGTCAATGGTCTTACCTGCGCCACAATCGTAGTGGTCCAGTTTTTGTCTTCAACCGTCTGTTTTATATCAGATATCTGCCATACTGCATTTTCGTAGTTGTATGTCTCGGGTGCGTGATCTATCAAAAACTGAGACAGATAGTTTATTCCCGCTATTCCCATAAGTTCTATGGTAAGAGTTGTACCCGGCATAATTGCGTTATTCAGATATGGAGACTTTGCATTAGGTAATGTTACCAAATAGTTTAAAAAGGTTTTGTCTTTTTCATACAAATAGTATTTCAAATCGTTCTTTGGATCATTTGGATTCTTTTCATAATAAACGAAAAAGTTGCTATTACTGGCATTTCTTGCAGCACGTTTTTTTTCCAACTCTTCCTGTTTGGCTTTTTGCTCCTCTTGTCGGCGGCGTTCTTGTTGGTCGGGTGTTAAGTTTGTGCCAGAACTTTGCTCGGATGTAATTATGGTTTTGATTTCTCCCTTGTAATATAATCTGTCTCCGGCAGAGTATCTGCTCACAATTGGGTTCGCTTTTACATTACTAGTGTTCGTTGTTCCATTTGGATCCTGCGCTGGGTTGGCGCTTTGCATCACAAGCTGGTTCATCATTTCAGAGCTTAGTTTTACATCAAACGAAGCAGCTTTTATAAAAGCCGAGTCGATTGAACCAAGTGTTATTTTTGGCAAGCTTCTTGCGTCATTTTTTGATGAAATACCCGGCATATTTTCGTCATAAACGGAATACTTTGAGTTTCCATATTCGGCGGGCAGCAACTTCAGTTGACAAATCTGACACAGTGATTCGTTGATACCTTGCAACAACTGTTCTATCAATTTCAAAACCGAGTCATTTTTCTTTACAATCTCCTGAAAAAACCTGGCGTTGATATATAAATCTTTCAGATAACCCCAATATCCTGCTGGTAATATTTGCGCGGGGTTTCCATCTTTATCTTTTAGAGGCTCGTCTTTATATACCGGAAAAGACTCACCATATTTATTGATGACGCTCTGAAGGTCATCGAAGCTGGTATCGAAGTTATATTCGTATTCCTTTTTAAATATGTCTATTCGACTTTTAAACAAGGAGTCGTATATTCCATCTGCTGGCTTGGACGGTGTAGTAGTTTGCGTTTTCTCGTATACAAATCTTGGTGCATACTTGTTTGGAACCAACACATTCCCACTTGTGCCGGTGCCTTTAATGCACGGATGTGCGCATATTACGGTCTGCATTATATCCAAGTTTCGTATGATTGCGGTTTTTGGATTTTCCATTTGGATTTGAAAAAATGCATTAATGATGTCTTGAACCAAATCCATTCTTAACCACAACCCGTTTTTGTTTTTGCTTATGGGTTTGTCGGATATTCTAAATGTTCTTTTCTTTATATCGTTGTTGCGTTCTATCTTTAGCCGGTTCCTCATGTAAATATATTGAGGATCGTCGGAGTCTATGCTCATTAAGTTCTTGTCCACAAACTCATAAAAGCTTTTTACCGGCAGTCTTGTTTGCTCTTGCTTGACCGTGACATCCTTGTTTGCAATCTGCTCTCCCTCTATCAATCTATTGGCGTTTATTATCGTGGTAAAGCAATCATATCCACCGTGCTCATTCATCTTAAACCCGTAGTCGGTTATGAATCCAAGACCGGCATCATAGTTCCCGTTTGATTTCTTGACCCATTTTAACGTATATTCTGGGTCGATGAACATTTGATTTATCCAATCCAAGTCCGATAAATCCACCAAAGATACTTTATCGTAGTTATTCCATCCCCATTCAACCAAACAGGTTATTCTTGGAGTAAGAAAATATGGAATCAGATAATTGAGTTGAGCCAATGAGTTACATTTCCAGTTGAATGTTACTTTTCTACACAAGTTTGGAAAGCTTGAGTTAGCTCCATTTAACTCACAGGACACAGAACTGAGACTTGGTGGTGGACGGTGTGGAAAATCTGCTTTACTCGCTCCTTGTACGGTTGTGGTACGGTCAAATGGTATTTGGTGAGGATTACCTTTGGCGTCTACGCCTATGGTTATCTTTCCATCGGAGTTAAATCCATAACTTTCAGCAAATTCATATGTTCCTCCAAGTACAAATCCATCCTTGCCTGCTGCCAACGGATGTTCTGATATTCCGTTTGAAAATACTCTAGCCCAAGCAGTTCTTGGTCCGCTATATGGATTTGCTGCACTGGCTTCTGGGTTCTGGCCGTATTCCTTGGATCTACGCTTAAGTTCAGCCACAACCCAACCCGAAAGTGGATGTAATCCCCAAGGTACTACAGTTACATTACTCATAACGATTATATGTTATTTTCTCTTTGAAATCTGGCTAATATTACATCTATGTTTTGTGGGATTCTTATTTGCACTCCGGTAGGGGCTTTGAGCGTTGACTTGATACCATTGGCTTGCGCAATAATCCACCAAAGTGTACTATCTTTATAGAATCGCTGTGCTAAACTGTCAAGATAATCTGTATCATTTGCTATAATATAAATGTCATTAATACTATTTGGAATCTTTGGGTAACGTGTTGTTCTAAATACACGTTTACCATCGTATCGTTTAAAAACATTATTTTCACCGACTATATATCTGTTCATATTAACGTATTCTCCCATCCGGCTCGTGGACCAAAATGATTTGCAGTAGTTATTGATTTTTCTTTTTCAAGCAGCGATAGCTGTACACTTACGTCCACAATCGTAGGAAGCTGTCTGGATGTTGCAGATTTTTTCAATATTTTATTGACTCCATAAGCATAGCTATATTCATCGCCTCGCAAAGTTTCCCAGTGTGCATCTTCTGGTACTGTTATATTAACACTTCTTAATATCGCCGGTTGATCTACGTACATATCACCTATCCTAAACTCTATCATAGGAGGATATATGAATGCACTTTCCAATCCTGTGCTGTCTGTTTCTTCTCCCAACTCAGCGGCTTCACCGGTTGTTGCAGATGCCCTACCAGTATATTTACTTGGCCGAGTCAACCCAGCCATGTAATTTACTCTTTTCCACATAGGAACAAGTTCGTCGATACTATTGGCATATACTTTAAAACTAAAGTTTACTTCTCGCGTAAATCCTTTATATACAAACAGAGTATCTGCGCGGCCCATATATTTTATAGGTTCCCATTCTGGGCTGTGTTGGTCGCTTATGCTTCCAAGTGTGGCTCTGAATGGAATATATATTTTGTTGATAAGGTCGTAGAAATAAAA